GTACCTCGAGCAGAATCTCGTACGCTTTCACGTAGTGAGGGTCGCCCTTGATGTATTGCCTGATGTCGGTAGAACTTAGCTTTATCTGAGTACCGGTGTGGTACTTCTGATAGAGCTGCCCTTCGATCTCGTCAAGCTTCACCTTGATCGTCTCTTCGATCGTCTTGCACTCCTGGAGCATGACGTCGTAGAACATCAAGTTTTGAGCGTGCTCTTTGCACAGCTCTTCAAGGCCTCGCCCAGACAGCTGAAAGACAGCTTCAGCGTTCTCGATCAGCTGTTCATAGACTGCGATCCGGGCTGGGATCTTACCGAGCTTGATCTCACCGACGGTTTCGTCGACGATCGACATCAACGTCTTTCAACGATAGAGCGTTCAAACTTTGTCACGGCGAAGTTAGGGCTGGTACCGGCCTTCACGCAAGCCTGAAGCACCTTCTTGCGAACGTCATCTTCCCAGCATCCCCAAACCGGACCGTACTCGAACTTGAACGTCAATACGTCACTGTTCCTGTCGGTTCCGATGAACCTCTTCTCCGTGATTCGAACAGATTTTGACATCACCGACATCACGTCCTCAAGCTTGTTCCGCTTAGCAGCGCTCAGCTTGACGACCCCAGTAGCAATCGCTCGTTCTTTTTGCATGTCACAGCTCCGGTCCGTCTGGAATGATGGGATTCTCAGGGCGAAGTCGAAGTAAGATCTCAGAGCTAGGGACGATGACGAAGTCATTTCCTAGCTGCTTGATCTCCTTGAGATCAGTTTGAGCGAAGATGATCTGGTCACCAGGCTCAACGTCAACCTTTACGAAGTCACCCTTCGGAGTGTACTTTCCGGGACCTACTGCAACCACGATGCCTTCCATGGGTGCGCCCTTAGCTCCCGCGTTTTGTACCAGCTTGATACCTGACTCAGTCTCAACAGCGGCAGGCTTCTTCTTGATCAGCACCAGATCATGCAACAGAGCGATCTTACTCATTTCGTTCACCTTGTGGTTCAGAGACCGGAAGCTCAACGGTTGAGCTCTCGGCTTCAGTTACTGGAGATGCTGGTGGATCTGCTTCACCTGCTTCTTCGGGAGTCTCAGGTTCACGAAGCTTATCCTCAAACTGCTTCGACTGAGCAGCAACCAACGGATGGCTCAGAAGACGGTCAACAAGAGCCTTATCCATCTTCGTGCTCTGGAAGCTGAAGGTCTTCTCACCTGGGAAGGTGCAGTTAAGCCAAGCTCCGCTCTTGACGATCACCTTGTCAGCTTCTAACAGATCGATCAGACCCGAGTAAGGATTCATTCCCGTCTCGTACGGAACTAGAACTTCCGTCTTTGATCCAAGCTTTGCAAAGCGAGACTTGAACGTCTCGACGTACATCCGGATGCCTGAAACGCCGTCACCGTCCTTCAGCTTCAGCTTCGTGATCAGCGCGATCTGTGAAGCAGAGTACCTGATAGCGTTGTTGATCGCCCACTTTCCTTCACCAGCAAGAACGTCTGCAGGGTAAACTTGGTGGGTACCGATGAAGGTGATGTTCAACGACTTGATTCGGGCAACGGTCGTTCTCAGGAACGCTTTCATCTGCTTCGCGCGCTGACCTTGGTCACCCTTCTGAACACCCGCGTTGAAGTGAGCTTCTTCAGTCTCAGTCAACAGCATGTCAAGAGAGTCAAGCGCGATGACGACTTTAGGAGCATCCGGGTTGTACTTCCCGTACTCCTTCTCGTACATCTTGATGAAGTCAGAAACCGAAGCTACCACATCAGCGATGGTGACAACGGAGATTCCGAGAAACTTCGTCGGGTGAACATCAACACCGATCTTCCGCAGCCAATCGGTGTCAAGGGCGTTCTCAGAGTCAAGCGCCATGATGAAAGCGCCGTCGGCCTGTGCTGCCTTGATGATGTTACCTAGCAAGAATGACTTGCCAGCACCTGACGGCCCTGCCAGGATAGTAACGCGGCCTTGAGGAATGCCGCGGTAGTAATCACCAGAAAGAATCTTGTTGACCGCGAGGTTACCGGTAGAGTACCAGTGAGTAGGCGGACGAAAGTCAGTTGATACGTTGTCTAACTTTGCAAGTTCTTTCTTGAACTTGTCTAAGAATGGAAGTGTCATCTATGCTCCAAGCCAATGATGAACGGGGACCACTACGGGTCCCCGTTGTAAAGACGATCAAGCGCCGTTTTGTTGACGCTCTTTCAGCTTGCGAAGGATTTCTTGAGGCGAGAGCTTCGCGGTTGCAGCCGGAGCCGGGGCAGCGGGATCCGCAGCAGTAGAAGCCGGGGCCGGAGCAGCAGACACCGTAGGCGTGCTCTTTTGCTCGTTCAGCTTAGCATCAAGGCCAGAGTGACCGGTGCTGTGTGGAGTGTATCCACCCGAGTCCTTGTTGTCGTAAGTCTTTCCGGTCAGAAAAGCTTCGATCATCGTCTCCATCTGAGCACGCTCGATCTTTCCGAACCGATAGTTCTTCAGATCGTAGAGATCAGCACGAGCCAACAGCTCCTCAGGAACCGGAGTCGAGCGGCGAGCAAAGTCTGACGTCGTGTAATCGGCGTACTCACCTTGCTTCGTCTTGTTGATCAGGAAGTCATAGCCGTTGACCGGGTCAGTCGGCATCTCATCCATGTCGCCCTTGACGATCTTGGCCTCGATCACCTTGTACAGCTTCGGACCGATGCTGATCATGCGAACAGGGTTCTCGTCCGGCTTGATCGGGTAGTCAAAGGGAGAGTTGATCACCAACCCTTGCGCGATGTAGTCAGTCTTCTTCCAGAAAGCCTTACCCATCTTTTCGTCGCCCTCGTTGTAGTACTTGGACGACATCTCGCAGCACGGGCAAGACTCACCGTACATCTTCAGGCAAGCAATCTTCTTCTTTTGCCCGTTGACGAGGAGCTCGTGGTATTGGTTGACCACGATGAACCCGAGAGGATTCTCTTCGTCGCGATCAGGGAGGAAGCGGAATCGAACGGTCTGTTCGAAATCCATCTTGTAGAAGGGGTAGAACTTGTCCCAAAAGCCGTTGTTTCCTTCACCCGAGCTTTCGGACTTCTTTGCGAATGCGGCGCGGAGCGCGTTGATGTCTAGTGCCATGATTGTTCCCTTATGAACGTTGATTAACTTAAGATACGGCTACCACCCGGTAGTCCGCATTCCTATTTATACCACTAATTGATTCTATTCCCGTAGCACTCGGATGTAAATTTCTTCGCAGAAACTCGATGAGAGCGTACGGCTTCTTGCTATGGAATCTCTTCCAGTATTGCGGGTGGTAAAAACGGTGGTGTAGAACGTTCTGCTCCTGGCAGAGCTTTGAAGCCACGGAGCCTAAAGCTACAACGTGTGAAGGCCGAAGCTCAGCAACGTAACGCTGTAGCTGAACTCTTGATCCGTCGTTGTTGAGAGCGTTGAGCCAGAAAAGCCGCTCTTCTGGAATCTCTTCTTGCTCCAACAGTCGGTTCAACCACCCGGAACAACCCTTCGACGAGCAAAATGGCTGCTGCTCGGGTGCATTGGTAGGGTCGGAAGCTTGCTCACCGATCAGCAAGATGTTACCCGTTACGAAAGCACCAACTCCGTGAGCCCAGACCGGAGCTGTCTGCTCCTTGAGCTTGATTCTACGCAGATACCGTTCCACAAGGAGAATAGTATCCTAAGCTGCGCGTCTTGGAAATTTCTCTACACCACGAACGGAATCGGGTCGTCGTAGTCGTTTGATGTTTCCTGGTAGAAGTCACCTTCTGACTTGTACAACTTGTCGAACACTTCAGGCTCGTACTCGGAAAGATACTTCATCACTCTCAAGATGATCAAGAACGCCGAGATGAGGTCATCGGTAGCACCGCGCTTCGCAGCGTAGCCAGCCCCGGTGGCGACGTAGTTCTTCAGCTCAAAGATCAACATCTTGGAGTTGATCGTCAGGCCACCTCTAGTTTGCTCGACCAGCTTCTTGAGGTACCTACATGCTTCGACCTTCGGCTTGTTAACCGTTCTGAAGCCTAAGCGAGTTTCTTTGCCGCTTACCAGCTCAGCTGCATCTGGGAACTTTTCGTCGTTGTAGTAGAGAGCTCCGAGAGCAGCTCCTGCAGAGTTGTTCTCAAATGACCAGTAGACTGACGGACGCTTACCGGTTCTTGCATCCATGTAGCTAAGAATCTTGTTGATGATGTACTTGATCGCGTCGTAGAGCTGGTTCTCCTTGACCGTATTGTTGCGATACTCAGCGACCTGCTCAAGCGTCTCTAGCTCGATGACCTGAATGGTTGAGAAGTCTTGCTGGAGTCCCTCAGCAACGTCAACCCCGATGATGTAAGTCTTGTTAGGATCGGGCTCTTTCCAGAAGAAGAATCCCTTGTCGTTGTAGAGCGGGGTCTTCGACTTCATCATCGATAGAGTCAGAGTGTTGATCAGCAACGGATCAGATGACAGGAACTGACAATTATGGTTTACGAATACCCCGTTCGCAAGATAAGTATTGCCACCGTCTACAT